TTCTAAAGACGAACAATACAGTTATGCCGCCATTGAACAACTCATTGAAAAATACTTAGTAAAGAATAGAAGTACGAAAGAAATCTATGAAACACCTCAAATCAGATACATGGTTGCAGCCGCTACAGTCTTTCATAGTGAAGAACCTAATAACGCCCGTATGCGTTATATCAAAGAATATTATAATGCAGCCAGTGATGGGTTGTTCACTCTTGCTACTCCTGTGCTCGCTGGTCTTGGGACTCCTACTAAACAGTTTAGTAGTTGCGTACTTATCCGCAGTGACGATGATTTGGACAGTATATTTGCTTCAGGTGAAATGATGGCTAAATATGCTAGTAAACGTGCTGGCATTGGCTTAGAGATTGGCAGACTACGACCATTAGGTAGTCCTATTCGTGGTGGCGAAATTATGCACACCGGCATGATACCATTCTTAAAGAAATGGTTCGGCGATTTACGTAGTTGCAGTCAAGGAGGTATTCGTAATGCAAGTGCTACTGTTTTTTATCCTATTTGGCATCATCAGTTTGATGACCTTATTGTTCTTAAGAACAACCAAGGAACCGACGAAACCCGAGTCCGTCATATGGATTATGGGGTTGTGCTTAGTGCTTTCTTCTGGAGAAGATTTAAAAACAAAGAACAAATAACATTCTTTGATCCAAATGAAGTTCCTGATCTTTATCAAGCATTCTATAGTAATACAGAACTGTTTGAAGAACTCTATGTGAAATACGAAAAGCAATCAGGCTTGCGTAAGAAAACAATGAGTGCTGAAGAAGTATTCAAGTCAGGCATTCTTAAAGAGCGCACAGATACAGGACGTATCTACTTAGTGTTCGTTGATAACGTAATGAATCAAGGACCATTTGATCCTGAATATCATACAATTTACCAGAGTAATCTTTGCTGTGAAATACTTTTACCTACTAAATCCTTTAAACGTTTGGATGACAGCGATGGTCGTATCGCACTTTGCACTTTGGGCTCAATCAATTGGGGTGCGTTCCGTAACCCAGAAGACATGCGCCGTGCTTGTCGCATATTGCATCGTAGCCTCAATAACATTCTTGACTATCAAGACTTTCTTTCCATCCAGTCTAAACTCTCCAACGACGAAATCAGACCTCTCGGAATTGGAATTACTAATCTTGCCTACTGGCACGCCAAGCGAAGCCTCAGATACGGAGAAAAAGATTCCTTGGCTGAAGTCAAGACGTGGATGGAACACTTATCCTTCTACTTAACTGAAGCAAGCGTAGAACTAGCACAAGAACGTGGTCGGTGTGAGCATAGCGATAAGACACGTTATGGACAAGGTGTATTCCCCTGGGAGTTACGTGCCAAAGGTGTTAACGAGTTAGCAAACTTTGAACCCGAATTAAATTGGGAAGGATTACGTGCAATGATGCGTAGTTATGGCGTCCGTAATGCTACACAAATGGCTGTCGCCCCTGTAGAATCTAGTAGTGTCGTTATTAACTCTACTAACGGTATCGAAATGCCAATGAGTTTGATATCAGTTAAAGAAAGTAAAGCAGGAAGTTTTGTACAAGTTGTTCCAGAATATCATAGACTGAAAAACAAATATCAAATGATGTGGGATCAAAAAGATTGTGATGGTTATTTAAAGACAGCGGCAGTGATTGCAGCCTATGTTGACCAAAGCATAAGTACTAATACGTTTTATAATCCAGCACATTTCCCTGAGAGAAAAGTTCCTACAACATTGATTGCTAAGAACTTGATGCAGGCACACCATTGGGGACTAAAGACATTCTACTATAGCTTGATTAACAAAGCAGGTAGTAAGAGCCAAGACGAAACTGTATTAGATTTGCCAAGCGGCTTTAATGATATGGATGAAGAAGATTGCGAAGCTTGTAAGCTTTAAGGAAACAATAATGTCAAAACAACAATACAACTTACACACTAAGACAGATTATTTGAATAGAAAAATGTTTTTGGACCCGGAAGGTCCCGTAACCATTCAAAGATTTGAAGAAGTAAAATACAAAAAGATTGCAGACTTTGAAACAACAGCACGTGGTTTCTTTTGGGTGCCGGAAGAAGTCAGTCTTACTAAAGATGCCAATGACTTCAAAGAAGCAAGCGATGCAGTTAAACATATCTTTACTAGTAACCTATTACGTCAAACAGCACTAGATAGTTTACAAGGTCGTGCACCTAGTCAAGTGTTTACTCCAGTAGTATCATTGCCTGAACTAGAAGCATTGATTTACAACTGGAGTTTCTTTGAGACTAACATTCACAGTCGCAGTTATAGTCACATTATTCGTAACATTTATAATGTTCCTAAAGATGTATTCAATACTATACACGATACAAAAGAGATTGTAGATATGGCAAGTAGTGTTGGTCGTTATTATGATGAACTACACAAAGTTAATTGTCGCAAAGAGTTAGGTCAAGATGTGAACGAGAAAGAACACATCAAAGCAATTTACATGGCATTACATGCCAGTTACGCATTGGAAGCATTCCGCTTTATGGTATCATTCGCTACAAGTTTAGCAATGGTTGAGAACAAAATCTTTATTGGTAATGGCAATATTATCAGTTTAATTCTCCAAGATGAACTTCTCCATAAAGGCTGGACTGCCTACCTTATTAACCAAGTAGTTAAAGAAGATAGTCGTTTCGCACAAGTTAAATCTGAGTGTGAAGCAGAAGTCTATCAACTTTACTTGGATGTTATTCGTGAGGAAAAAGAATGGGCAGACTACTTGTTTAAGATGGGTCCAGTCATTGGATTAAATGCAACTGTGTTGAAAGACTTTGTTGATTACACGGCTGTATCTGCATTAAAAGAAATTGGTATTAGATATAATAATCCCGCACCCAAAACAACACCTATTCCTTGGTTCAACAAACACGTTGACACAAGTAAGAAACAAACAGCATTACAAGAAAACGAATCAACCAACTATGTTATTGGTGTGATGACTGATAGTATTGAATATGATGAACTCCCCAATATTTAATGTATGTCAGTTCCCTGAATGGGCAGAAACTATTGCAAAAGAAATCGAAACAGCTAAACAGCTTGATCCAGATTGGCATCATGCAGTTAATTGGAGAGTAGATGATAAAGGGGTCAGAACATCAGATCCAGAAAATATTACTAAAGGCGTTTTTGATGATGTAAGATTGCATTTTGTTAATAGAAACTTTAACATTTTGTATGAGGAAAGTACAATACATTTAGCGTTGAATGGGTACGAGTATAATCCTTTATTCACTAAGTCATTAGAACTATTTGAAATGGCTAGAAAGTTTAACAAAGAGACTGGACCATTTGGTAGAATGATTGTTTGGGATTGTCCACCTGGTAGTAAGATTTCAGCACACGTAGACACTTTACCTTACCAAGTAGGTGTCACACGTTATATATACACTGCAACAAAGCAAAGTTCACCAGACATTTCTATTAAGATAAACAACCAAGACGTGCCACTGCAATCAGGTATGATGTTTGCGTTTCATGCAGACGATATGCATGAGTTTATTAATAATAGTAATGATTATTGGTATTTTTTAGGAATAGATTATTGGATTCCTGAAAAACTACAAGAAGGTATAGATAAGTATAATATTACTAAAGATACAATATTAGAGTATGACGAAGGTTTAGGAATGACATTTCCTAAATGTAAATATTGGACAAGACATTAAAAAGGAGAATAAAAATGAAAGCAACTATTTGGAGTAAATATCACTGCCCTTATTGCGACCAAGCAAAGGCATTATTGAAAAGTAAAGGTTACATAATCGAAGAAAAGAAGATTGGTGACGGATACACAAAAGAAGAACTATTAGAAGCAGTACCAACTGCCAGAACAGTACCGCAAATCTTTATTGAAGATGAACTTGTGGGTGGGTTTACAGAACTCAAAGAAAAACTTGCAGCCTAAGGAACACAATGCAAATAGCAATCGAACCAAACACAGTATATACATTTAAACTTAACTCAGGAGAAGAACTAATCGCTAAGGTTATTCAAGCAGGTGGTGATTTCATTATTATTGAAGAACCAGTCTCTATCGCACCTACACAACAGGGTATGCAAATGATCCCTAGCGTATTCACCGCAAATCCGAAGGGTGATTTTAAGCTAAATACTAGTAGTATTGCTCTTTATGCTGAAACTGACGATAGTGTTAGAATGAAGTATTTAGAAGCAACAACTGGTATCAAAGTACCAGATAAAAAAATTGTATTAGGATAATTAATGCCACAGATAAGTAGGATAGGGGATACGAATGAAATGAAAGGTGCCATTATTAATGGTGCTCGCACTGTGTTTGCCAATGGAATATTAGTTGGACAACAGGGTAGCAAACTTACTCCTCACGCACCATTCAAAGGTCCACATAAAAGTGCGATTGTAACAAATGGTAGTCCTACTGTGTTTGCTGATGGTATAGCCGTAGCAAGAGTTGGTTCAGGTAATAGCTGTGGTCATCATATGATACAAGGTAGCCCGGATGTATTTGTTCCATGAGTGATACAGGAAAACAAAGCCCATTAGGAGTTAATAGTCTTAACTCATTGTTAGTAGCACAAGGATTGCAAATTAATCCTACCTTTGTTTCATATGCAGGTAGTAGTACAAGTTTTACGTCATTTTCTTTTGGTAAAGTATGCCAAGACACTGTATTACGTGTTATTACATATGCTATCAATGAGGCTTATAAAGGGCACGAAGATATAGGTCCTGTGCCACCAAATGACGGATGGCCCGATCAAGCTACATATAATAACTTAATAAGTATTGGTGGTGGAACTACTACAGTTAATATTACTAGTATAACATCAGGTGTTATACCGGATACAGATACAATTTATTTTGAGGTAATATACAGTAGTGGCCCTCAACTTGCACCCGGTACTTATATTTTAATTGAAGGTTCAAATATTTCAAGTCTTGACCCCGGAGTACCTGCAGGATTCTATAATGGAAATTGGGAGATAGCCACTGTAAACGGATTGTCTTTTAGAGTGTACATAACTGCTAATTACGGTAATGCCACAACACCCGGCAATTTTAGAATTGATAATCAAGTACCTGGATTAGGTAATGCTAAATCATTTTTATATACTTGGGAACAAAAGATAGGCCCGTATGGTGTAGGTTCATTCACATTAGGTGATTTAAAAGGCTGGGGCGGTTCTTATTATAAAAACAATCGTCCTTTACCAGTAACATCAAGTGTCACCACAGCTAATCCAGCAACACAATGGGCATACGTAAGACTAATGCCATTGCAGGCTTGGATGGAGTTTAATTACAATAGCACATTGGGAACAGGGTCAGTCAACAATCCAGCAGGCTATAGAGATTTTTTACAATCTTGGATGAACTGTTATAGTTATGCAGAATATTCTAACAATGCAATACTTTCAGTTGATAATAGTAAAACATTCTTAGATGGCACTTATAGTAATATGAATGATTTAATTACAGCAGATATAACTGGTGTAAGTCTATCTACAAACATATTTGGACAAGATTTAATTAAAACAGGTAAAGCAATTGATTTAAGTAAAATTTCTACATTTGGATTACCATCTAATCTATTACTAACAATGGTAAAAAATAATGCACTTACAAAAAATGTAAGTTTAGCATTATTAGCATCTGGGATTCAGCAAGATGAGTTAGGTCAACTGTTAGGTAACTTAAGTCCTGCTACAACAGAACAAGAACGTAAAATATACGGGGCATTCAATCTTATTGTAGGTGATGGTCTTGCTGAAGTATTAATACCATTAAATTGCAAGACAGCAGGGTTAGACTCATTAGCTGATTTATTGAATCCTAAAAAGTTATTCCCTAATAGCTATCAATCATTGACAGTTCCAGTGTATAATACTACGCAAGCTGTAACTAATAGTAAGACATACTATCCTATCTATAGTGGCGGCGGAGTGAATGGTAATTTAAATAGCCCACAAGTATCAAATCAGATTGGTACACAGACACCAACTGGTGCTCCTCAAATTTCAGAAAACTTAAATCAAACTACTCCTGTTACTAATGAACCAGCTCTTACAACTACAACCAGTACTGGTAACGGTGGCAAAGTATATGATACATTTGACAATGCGGTAAGATAATATGGCAGAAACAATAATACAACAATTTCCTGTAGGGTTTGGATCATATTTAGCTGGTATATTGCCACCTGACGTAGCAACTGCGGCTGGTGCGTTTGGTGTATCAGTAGGTCAAATTAAAAACATTACCACTGTTCCAGTAGAAAAGTTTGCACAAGTATGTATGAACTTAGAAACTATTAAAGGTTTAAATGTTAATGGAACACAAGTACCTACAAATTTAAATCTACGCAATGCGGCTCGCCCGTTGATTGCACTAGGTAGCGGCCCACAACAATCATATACGATGAGTGACTTTTTTGGTTGTATGAGTGGCTTGCCTTATAACGGACCATTGATAAACATTTACAATAAGTTAAATGAAGTAGCTACTACAAAACTATTCAACATATACCATGAGACTTATCTTGCAGTAACATACCAACGTGCAAGAATGAGCATTACCCAGTCAGTATATAACGTATTGATTCAACCGTATATTGCCCCTGACCCGTCAGCAATTCCTCCAATTGCAGGACAACCTAGAATCGATGATTGGTATTACACAATAAGTTTTGCGGTAGACGTTAAAGGTGGAGGTTATGGTAGAGGAACTGCACCCCCACCGTTAATTGTTATACAACCAAATAACGTAGGTGCAAGTGCAACTTGTACTATAGGCACAAACGATAATGATATACCGGGAGATTTTGGTAGAGTTAATGGTTTAAGTGCAAATTTTGGTACCCCCTACAATTATGACCAAACATCGGTAATGCAAGTTGGACCACCGGCAGCACCTACTCCACCAGAAGAAATAATTTATATTGAATTACCCCCGCCTGACGATTTACCAGTTCAACCAAATGGTAATTTCTCTACAGCAGGAACTAACGTGTCATTGGGATATGGTAAAGGCACTGCAGGAACCGTTATAACAGGTCCTGCACAGTGGCCGGGTATGAACACCCCTATACAATTATATGTTGACCAAGCAAACGATGAAGTTGATGTTATCTTATTAGCAAAGCCAACACAGTGTAAAAGTCTTAATGACTCTTGGAATGATACTGGATACCAACTAAACATTGAACAACGTGCAAGAGTTAGTGCATTAAGACCACCACTAGATGATGTAAGAGAAGATTTCTTATCATTGTTCCCCACAGCACAATATACGTTTACTGATTCTATTCCGTTGTATGCTAAAAACATTATGCCACATATGTATACGCAAACATTAGAAGCAATATGTAATTTAAACACACCGGGTGGTCAAAGTATTGTTGCTATGATGCGTGAGAGTCGTAATCAAAACAGATTGACGGAGATGGGTGTAACACTAGATAACAATATCAAAGATACATTAACTAATCTGCAAGAATCTATACTTGCAGGTACTCCTGTTGTAGTAGGTGGACAGACAGTACCAACAGGAACTATTCCAATCGCTACATATGATCCTACTACAAATAATTCAATAATAGTTAACCCAGATTATTCTACAAACAATCCAGCAAATGTTGGAACTACTGGATCTAACACAGCTACTACTGTATCTAATACAAGTAGTTCTACTAGTTCTACTAGTTCAACATTTGAGGTAGTAGATTATGGAACTTCAACTACACCAGGTTCATTTAGCGGTTCTGAATATGCAAATATCACACCGCCCAATTTGAATATCTATAACATATCAAATACTCTTTTATCATCAACCTACACTATAGCAGAAGCTATTGACGATGTAATTCGTTGCAATTGTGATTGCTGGGATTTAATCTAAAAGGATAAATTATGAAATTAAATTTTCTTAAATCTGTTACTGCCTTCATTATAATTATAGGTGTATATATTACTGCTGACACGATAGACCTGTTTACTACACAAGAAGAACCAGAAGAAGTCGTTGTAGCTAAGGTAGTAGACCCTAAACAACTTGCGTGTATGGCAAAGAATATATTCTATGAAGCAGGTAGTGAATCTATCATAGGTCAAGCGGCAGTTGCACATGTGGTAATGAATAGAGTAGCTCATGGGTTCGCTCATACTCCTTGTGCTGTTATATACCAAGCACATATTGTAGAAAAAGTAGTTGACGATGAAACTACCAAAGTTAAACTATGTCAGTTTAGTTGGGTTTGTGAGGGCAAAACTGAGCCAAATAAGAATAGTCAACGATACAAGCTAGCCCAACAAGTAGCTTATGATGTTATGGCTAATGATGCATATAACGATGTGTTACCTAAATCAGCATTGTTTTTTCATAACCTAACTGTTGACCCGTTGTGGCCTTATAAGCAAGTAGCTAAGATAGGTAATCATATCTTTTACAGTAAACATAAAAAGACAACTAATACCCAAAAGACTATTCCTAAATCAGAAAATAATATATAATAACTAATGAGTGACAAACCAAATTCAGCGAATGGAGTTAGTAGTTATGATTCCACTAGTAGTGGGTCACTGATTCATTTCTTTAATCGCAATGTAACACCATACGCTACTGAAAGTAGTGGACCCAAATTTGATTTAGTCCCTGTAGAAAAGCATAAAGACATTATGCTTAATGTTGCAAGGTTGCATGCCAAGCAAGAATATGATAGAATCATGGAACTAGTTAATGTATTACAGAAACAAGCAGAGCAGATTAAACATCGGTTAGACTTGACTGATATGGTTCATGCCGCTAAATATGATTTTCAGTTAGCCAATGGTAACATATATTGGTTGTTATTTGATACATTGAAACAGTTTACTAGATTAAGCATTCACGGTCCTAATGATTGGTCAGGCCGTGCCCCTGAACAATATGAATATATTTGTAGAGTTAAATGGCTAGGAGATCACACATGGATAGAGGTAGAAGATGATAAGTAGTAGCCCAGAACGACATACCTTCCAAGAGGAAGGGTATATCGAACGCTGTAAGGAAAAGGGAGAAGAGCCCAATCCCGACTATGTTAACATATACAAAACTTGGCGTGAACAAGATGCGTCTAACATAGTAGATCCTGAGTGGCAAAAAGATAACATGGAGTATGACCTACGTAGTACTCAATGGATTATTGATAAAGTTAAAGGTGATGTATATGCACAACACTTGTATGCGGCTATGTGTAACAATGATTTTACTAAAAATGACGTATGGCCTATACTAACTGATAAACGTTGGAGTCGTAGTTGGAGAAGTGCAGGTGGCATTATTGCTGATATGCAAGGTAAGGGCGATTACATTGATTGGTACTGTAGTGGTATCAGAGATGCTAAGATACTTGACGATGATGAATTTCGTGCCCTTACTAAAGAACAGCAAGAATCGTATATACAAGGTAAAAAGTTTGTACCAGAAGGTTGCGTAACTGATGAGATACGAGAAGATTTATTGAAATTGGGTTGGATAGTAATAGATGGTTCAGAAGAATATTGATATTATACCTATTCGATATATGTCAGGGACAGGAGGACAGTTCTTGTCTAATTTCATTACTGCTGCCAAAACCAACAATAAGTACAATATATATTTAAGTGTACATGGCAACGCTCATCAAAACAATCTATCAGATTTTAATATACCCAAAGAATCAGCCTTTGGCCCACGTTTTCAAAATGATACTTTAAATATTAATTCTATGTTGAATCTAATAGGTAAAGAAGGATCAGTGCCTGTATATTATCCTGCAATGCATTTAATGAATATTGAGATTCTACTAAACATATTTGATAAAGTTATTTCTATCATATATGACATAGAAGATATATCAGATATTGCATTGATATATTATGGAAAGTTTCATATAGATGAACAACCTAATACCAATATATCATTTAGCCATAAATACGTCACTACTAAAATCACACTAAAATATTCCTCTAGATTTTTTAAAGAATATGAGTCTGCTAATGTCTTGAATGTGTCATGGAAAGAGCTATTTCATTTAGATACTAATATTCTTGTAGAAAAGATTTCTGCATTTACTCGCATACCTAAAGAAAACTTCAACATTTCAAACTTATTGGAATGGAGAGAAGCAACATCACGATGTTTAGATAAAATATCTAGTACACTAAATACTTAACAGGAGACTAATATATGGCTTATAGCGCAAAAGTAGTAGACCACTACGAAAATCCAAGAAACGTCGGTAGTTTTGCAAAAGACGATGACGATGTAGGTACAGGTATGGTAGGAGCCCCTGCTTGCGGGGACGTAATGAAGTTACAAATTAAAGTAGATAAACTAACAGGATTAATAACAGATGCTAAATTTAAAACGTATGGGTGCGGGTCGGCTATTGCTAGCTCAAGTCTTGTCACTGAATGGGTCAAAGGGAAAACACTTGACCAAGCTGCCGAGCTCCGAAACTCTCAAATCGCAGAAGAACTCGCACTCCCCCCGGTCAAAATCCATTGCTCAATCCTCGCGGAAGACGCCATCAAAGCCGCAGTAGAAGATTATAGAAAAAAATATACCGAGTCACTATAATTATGTACGAGATATGAGACATTTTTTTAATGTACATTATCTTTTAGATCCAGCATTAATAGATAATTTTTGTGAAAATATAGTAAAAGATCAAGATAATCAGATTGAAATTTATTTGTGCGGGGAGCATGAAAATTATTTTTTTAGCAAGATCGGCTTAATTGAGCAGATATTTAAAAACAAACAACTAGACATTAATGTGGTCATTAAAATACAGAGAAGCAAAATCATTGTGATAACCGGCATTTCAAAATTTAATAGTTCTTCTTCAACTTCAAGTGACAAGTACCCTAACGTTATTTTCCATCATTGGGACACTTATTGGCTTACAAAGACTTATTATTACATTAAGGATTATGTTGAATCAGAATACACAAAACACTATATATGTATGAATGGTAGAGCTAGAAACCACAGAGCAAGACTATTAGATAATTTATATCATAATGATATATTTAAGTACGGAAATTTGACATGGAACAATGGTCATGCCACAGTTAATCAACCTTACGAATTCAAATATTGGAACCCTATTCCCCTCAGATTGGATATCTCAGAAGATATGATATCAAAAACAAATAATAATGTTATGAGATTATTAGAGGGTGGTACACCGAGCAGATCACCCATGATGTATAATCTTCCATTAGAGTACCATTCTAGTTTTATGCAAATAGTAACAGAGACTAGAACGGATCTTCATTACATAACCGAAAAAACATCTATTCCATTAATCCTAAAAAAACCCTTTCTAGCATTATCATCTAAAAGTTATCATAACAATTTGACAAAATACGGGTTTCAATTGTATGATGAAATTTTTGACTACAGTTTTGATGAGTGCGATGATATTGATGATAGAGTCAACGGTATAATTAAAAATGTACAAAATATATCTAGGCATAACTTAACTGATTGTAAACTTATATACGAGAAGATAAGCGATAAATTGAGCCATAACAGAGAGCTTGCTATTAAACTTGCAAAAGATAAAACCATAGTACCTAGCATATGTATGGAAAACAAAAAAAACATGCCATGGAATTTAGAGTGTTATAAAGTACTTACGGAGGCTGATTATGAGTAATGAAACTGAAAAGAAAAAGAATTCTACACGCCGCTTTAATGATGAAACAGCAGTTAAGAAACAAGTTAAGATTGCTAAATTAAATGGACTTACCGATAAAGATAAAGCAATAAAAGAACCTCACCGTTTGGCTAAACATCATGTTATGGATTGTGGTAATCCTGGTTGCCCATTATGTGGTAACCCACGTAGGTCACATAAAGATAAACTAACAGCACAAGAGAAACGTTTGTTTCAGGATATTGAAAAAGTATCTGATAAACATAGTAATGGGTTACAATCTAACGAAGATTAATATACCCTTTTTGTTATATAAATACTAGTGAGTATGTTATACTCGTACAGACTTATATTACACACAAGGAAAAAAAATATGAAAACTGTCGGTGATAAATTAGAAGCATTTGTAGTAACAGGTGTTAAATCAGGACAACCGGAAGATGCATTCTTCCCAATAACAGAAGAAAGTTTTGCAGGTAAATGGAAGATTATCGTTTACTATCCAAAGGACTTTACATTTGTATGCCCTACAGAAATCGTAGCATTTGATAAACTACGTTCAGACTTTGAAGACCGTGATGCAGTATTATTAACAGGTTCAACAGACAATGAGTTCTGTAAAGTATCGTGGCAAAAAGCACATCCAGACTTAGCAAAGATTAGTCACAATCAATTTGCCGATACAGCACGTGATGAGCGTAGCTTGATTAATCAACTAGGAGTATTCTATGCTCCAGCAGGTGCGGCACTACGTGCAACATTCATTGTTGACCCAGAGAATGTTATTCAACACATTACAGTTAACAACTTAGATGTTGGTCGTAGCCCAGAAGAAACATTGCGTGTATTAGACGCATTGCAAACCGGCGAACTATGCCCTTGCAGTCGCCCAATTGGTGGTGCAACTCTATGAGTTGGGTAGACCAGGTTAAGGCAAGTATTCCAGACCACGCCAAGGATATTAAGTTAAACTTAGATGCAGTCATTAATCGCAGTGGTCTAGATGAAGTTGACGCACATGCTTGCGCTATGGCTGCGGCTATCAGTGCAGGCAACGGTGAGTTAGCATATGAGATTGGTATGAACGGCCC